TTCTCGATCTTCTGCTCCAGCTTGTTCTTTGCTTCCAGGGTGGGCTTGGTCCAGTTGGAACTTGCAACGGAACCATCCAGGTTGTAAGCAACTACGTCGGGCTTGGTCTTCTTCAGGTCGGACTTCATCTTGTCCAATTCACTAAAACCATTGATAACAGCTTCGGAACGACGAGTAAGTTCCTTTGCAACAAGATGTTCAACCACCTTGTCAGCAACCACCGGAGCGATATTCTTGATTCGTTCAGCAACCACGACACTAATTTGTTGAGTAGACATAATTTTCTTTCTGTGTAATAATTAATTTCTGACACCACGTCAGTAATTATACTATATAGTCGACCTAATGTTAGCGCAACAGGTTTTGCGATTCTATCCAATTTGCTATTTTTCTAAAAATAGCTGGATCTATTTCGTCCCCTTTTAGTAAATTCGCTTTCTGTGACATCACTGCGATATTTCCAGGAATATATCCTAATTTAGGATTTATACAATCTAATGATGGTGAATTGGAAGTATGACCACCATTCTTATCATAATTATGTTTTAATTCAATACCTAACACAGGACATAAGCCGTTTGAAGGCCATACATTTAAAATATCTTCTGCATTTATCAAACACGGTATATTTCTTTTTCTTGCCCTGCCTTTGGCCGAATTTAACATTATCTGTTCTACACGCTCAGTTCGAATTCTTCTATAATATTCTTTTTCATATATTTTACCTTCGGGCGTATTTCTGGCTTTCCTGCCTGCAATTTTACCACATTCGACACATTGACTATTATGCGTATATCTTGGAGATATATGATTAAATTTACATTCTAATCCTGTAAAATATTTGTGTGCATTTATTTCTTTTGCCTCTTTTGCTGTTTTTGGATAGTCCATAGTTTCCCTCCTATGGACTATTTATCATTAATGTAAATAACACATTACATTAATGATTATCCTTTAATACACAAAATTTGCTTGAGCGTATGCACAATATCAACCAAATCGGCTTGTGCTGCCATAACTTGATCTATATCTTTGTATGCACCTGGAATCTCATCAATGACAGCGTCATCCTTACGACATTCAACTCCGGCGGTCTGATTTTCCAGATCCAAAGACGTAAACAACTTCTTGGCTTGATTACGGCTCATCTTTCGTCCGGCACCATGCGAACAGGAACAGTAAGCTTCCTTATTACCCTTACCACGCACAATGAATGACTTAGCACCCATCGAGCCTGGAATAATACCAAGTTCACCAGTCTTAGCAGAAACAGCACCCTTTCGAGTCACCCACATTCCTTGCTCGTTGTGTTCCTCCCACGAAGTAAAGTTGTGGTGGCAGTTAACTACCTCACCAATTGTCTTCATCTTCGAGAAGCGAGTCTTCAACGCAGCTAATACCAAATTCATCATTGTGTCACGATTGAAACGTGCATAATCCTGCGCCCAATGCATAGCTTCGATATAAGCATCGAATTCAGCAGTTCCTTCATCCAGCCAAGCAAGATCTTGGTCAGCCAAACCCCATGCGCGAACCTTGGCTTGATCTTTCGCCAATTCAATCGCAACAGTTCCGATCTGGTTACCAATTCCACGTGAACCCGAGTGCAGCATTACCCACACACGATTATCCAAGTCAAGGCAAATTTCAATAAAGTGATTTCCGCCTCCAAGCGTACCAATCTGACGACCAATACGATTTTCATCTGCGCGTCCAAGTTTTGCCTTAAGTGTCAAATGATCATATCGATCCATTGTCTTCTTCAAATTCTTACGAAGGATATCAGCATAAGGACCCGACACAGACGGAGTGCCTGCCTTATGCTCGTTGAAGCCGACAGGAACATCGCGCTCAATCTGATTACGAAGAGCGAACAATGAATCTGGAAGATCATCTGCAACCAAATTGGTCATAACAGCGCACATTCCACATCCGATGTCGACACCGACAGCAGCAGGAATGATAGCGTTACGAGTAGGAATAACGGAACCAACAGTGGCTCCTTTACCCATGTGAACGTCTGGCATCACAGCAATATGCCCTGCCAAGATTGGGAGCATAGAAATATTAGTGATCTGCTGAATAGCAGCATCCTCAACCTCCATATCTCCGACCCACATTTTAACGTTATTAATTTCCATAATTTTCTCTTAAATCTCTAACTTAATTTTTTTGATATACTCACGAAGCAAATCTTCAACAAATTGATTCAAAGTCATATCTTTTTCGTGAGCCATTTGCATCAATTGGTATTCGACATCCTTATCAAGGTTAAGTTGAATAGAAACACGAGTGTCATATTCTAAGCCTTTGAAAATGGCATATGCTTTTTCCATCATATCCATTTCTACATCAAGATCAATAAAGTTACGTTCATCAATAGATTGACGGACAGGAACATTCCTCTGATAACATTCAGCAGCATGATCCTCAATGTATGCTTCATTAATCCAACGATATTCTCTCTTATACAAACCATCCCATGCTTGCATTTCAAAAACAGTCTGATCATTCGTATCAAACACAATAAAAATTGTGGTGTTCTTAGCAATATCTTCGTAAGAAATTGTCCAGGCACTATGTCCATAACAATCCCATTGATATCTCGAACCATCGGAAATCTTATACTCGATAAGTTCCATAAATTCTTTAATCGTAATCATATTATGCCTTTAGTTACTAGCAGTATAAGTGACTTTGTCGATTGTGTAAATCTACTCAGTTGAAATTTTCGATCCGTATTTTAATTTTAGAATAGTTGCTTCTTCATCTGAAACATTGCACAGATAAACGAATTGAAGAAAAGATACAGGACAACCTGGTATTACCAGGTTGTCCTGTACATAAGGAGTATACACCATTCCGGTAATACCCGTATACTTACATTCTTCAATGTATTCCTGCATTACACTTCCAGAATGAGCGCCCTATCAAAATTTGGATTGGTAGATTCACCCCAGTATCCATAAGGGTTACAAACCACCCTGGTATTATTGATTGTGTAATCCCAACTTTCGTGTGTATGTCCGTGAACCCACAACACAGCCTTATCATGATAACCAATCATCTCCTCAATGTCTGCAAAATAGCAAGCATCGACTCGATCTCCAGCATATCCTCTACGCTTCAGGACGTTTCCAGGACTATGATGCGACATAACAACAGTAGGTCCATCAAATGGTTCCTCGAATTTAGGTAAGAGGAAATCCATGAACCTATCATGCTCGCGCAAAATAAAATGCGGAGTGATACGTTGACCTTCAACACGTATTTCTTGGTAGTCATTCATTACTCTGTGGGCGTAGGACATGGTCAATGGATCTCCATCACCGAAGTTAGTCCACATAGTACCACCAAGGAAACGAACACCATCGAGAATACGCCAGTCGTTGTATAAGAAATGAAAGTTACTTGGAGCACCTTCAGTTTCCCAATCTTCCCAATCTTTCACAACTTTCAGAAAGTCTTGGTGGTAGTATTCGTGATTTCCGTGGATCATCAATACATGCTTAAAGTGATTGCACATTGCTTCCACAAAAGGTTTTGCAGTCGTACCAATACTGATATCTCCTGCCAGAAGCAAGGTGGTATCCTTATCGTCAGGATGTTCAATGTGAATATGATCGAACAAGAATTCTCTAAATTCCAAGTGAAGATCACTCCATACTTTAATTTTCATTTTAACAAACCTCTTTTTCGTCTACTTTTAACTTGTTTCTTGAATTCTTTAGGAGAAATACGATTACCGTCAATCCAATACTGTTTAGGTCCACCTGGATCAATAACTGCAGGACCATCCAGATTGTGAAGCTTACCTTCAAAATACCAAAGCATGGTATTTTTATGCCTTACAGCAGGACCACCAACTCGATGATACTCGCCATCTTTATACCAACGTTCCATGTCATGGCGTGTGCTTACATAAGCCGGCCCGTAGATACGATGCAGTTTACCTTCTTTATTACGGTAAGTAATATCATTTCCAGGAACACCCCAGGAATAGTTTTTATAGCCCGGATGATTTCCACCGTAGCCGCCGTAAGGAGGGCTTTCCCCATCCTGAACACTTCTTTCAAGGGTAAGTTCTTCCCACAGTCTTTCGTGGTCATGATTGATGACTTCTTTTTTGCCCATAATAGTACAATACTAACACATAGTCGCTCACTCGTCAACAAAGCAAAAGGCTTCGAGGAAGCTTTGAATACTGCCGTGTAGTTTTATAACAGCAGCATCCATTTCCGAAAATAATACCAAACGTTTTGAAGTTAGGAAATATGGATATTCTAATTTAGCCAGACTTTTTTGATGTTTGGATTTTATTGTATCTGGCATTTCAAACGAGTATGCAGTGAATATATTCTTAATAACCAAAAACCCTTTGAGTGAAAGACGCAAACCGTCTGGATGATGAAATAATAGTTTATTCATTTGTTCATCATTTAATGGTGTTGCCTCTTCATGCTTATTTCTAATTTCCACGAAGATAGCTGTCTTCAAAGGAGTGATCATATCTTTATTTATATCAGCCACCTCACAATACCTACTATGTTAATGAATATGAAAAATCCACTCTGCCAGGCTACTATTTTGGGTGCATTACTTCTCTTAAGAAGATAAATGGTTGCAATGTTAGATATAAGGAAAGGAATATATGCCCAACCACTAATAGGGATGTTCAATGCTAATAGGACCGAACCAACCACTGCACCCCAAAAAGAAACCTGTTCAATGATTGTGTTCATTTCTTATTATGCGAATGTACTGCATTACAAATTGCTATAAATTCCTCATTACTAATATCACGTTTCATACAATTGGATTGCCAAGTTACTAATTGAATATTATCTTCTACATATCCTTTCTTACTATCTATTCGATCCATGGTACAACTAAACGGATTACACCATTTTCCACCCCACCGATATCCTCCTCGAGTAAATTCTAATTCTACACCAGTAAGGGAACATTTCCAGTCTTGATTATGTCCAACCCACCAAACGTATTCTGGTGTTATGTCTATTACTTTACCATCCTTTCTGTTTTTGGCTCTAGATATATTCTGTTTCAGAAATTGAAATTTTAATTTAGCAGAATCGGCATTCTTAGGTGTTAGGATAAATTCTTTAGCCCATTTAGGGCAATTTTCCAACCATTTAAGTGCTTCTTGATGCTTCCTTAATAAGGCTAATTGTTCATTTAAATCTAAAAGTTGTTCGATAGTTAGTTCGTCGAACTTTAATGTGTCTAGATTTTTCCATTCGGATTTGTTGTCTGCGGCGTTCATGATAAATAGTGTTATGAAATTATACGAAGTTGTCCAAGAACATATGATAACACATTTGTTACAACTCTGCAAGAATGAGCTTGGAATTGATGAGTTGCCTCCAATAAATCTTGTTGATGACGATTCTGCTGTGGGAGGCGGAACCTCATTTGGGGAGTTCGATGGAAATTCAGTAAGAGTTGTTTCTAAGGATAGACATCCAATGGATGTTATGAGAACTTTAGTACATGAATTAGTTCATTGGCAACAACTTAATCAAGGAATGGAACTAGACGGTTCCGACGGAAGTGAAATTGAAAATGAGGCTAATGCCGTGGCTGGAGTAATAATGAGAAAATTTGGGAAAATGTATCCCGATTATTTTGTAGACACACTTCCTTAATTGTCATTTTCTAAGCAAACTTCACCATTTGTCAATTTATAAACAGAAAATTCAGTAGTTTTGAATAATTTGTTTAATCTTTCCGCTAAATTAAATGCATGGCCTGAATTGGAAAAACTAACTTTCTTATATTTAGGTCCAGGGTATGAAACTAAATGATTCAGTGTTCGTAAATTAACTGGTTTACTTTGATAAAATACCGCATAGATAGCTTCCGCTTCAAGAACCTGTTCAGCTTTATAGGTCTTTGAATTGACATTCTCTAAAATTATAACTGGTTTTGGGCGTGCCATTTTCATATTCTCCAATAAATATAGTTTTATTTATCAGAAAATGCGTTTTAATCGAATTTTCAATCTATAGATAAATATAACATTATGAGAATACATGAATTTCTTCCAGAAGGCAAATTGAAAAATTTGCAAATCGATACAGATTATGATAGGATGAACAATCCTCCAGCACCGCCCACACCAGCGCCTCCTGTACAAAAACCTAAAACACCTCCTATAATAGGAACTAGATATTATATTCTTGTTAATACTAGACCATGGAAAAGAGGTGGTGAATTAGTTACATTTAGTAATAAACAGAAAGCTTCAAATTCAGCTCATGCAATATCATCAAGAGCAAAAGGTAAAGTTAACATAGAAATAAAAGAAGTATAAAAATAGGTCTATTTCTAGACCTATTAAGCGCCGTTATCTATTATTCGAGTTATGATAACAGGTTCATCGGCATCCACTTAAGTGGATTTTGCTTTTAGTCATCCCTTCATTTTCAGCAGTAAAAGATACATGCTGAGTTCCTCATTGAAAACTTTACCCCAGCGATGAATAACTTTTTCAGGATCTATTGGCTTATAATTATTTGAACGAACTCTTACTTCTTGAAGAAAATGTTCAGTTAGTTCATGCTCTTCGATTTGAGGCTTCTTACCAATACTTCCCCATATTACATGGCATGCTACATAATCTGGCCAGCTACCATACCCGTAATTAGGAATAGGTTGAACTGGCTTACCTACTTCAGTGAACCATGCCCACACGGAACCACGGCCTGAATCTTTGCGAAATCCCATCCAATGTATAACGATATGAGGAGGCATAGCTTCTCATTTCTTTGAATTTTTCTCTTTACGAAGCTTAATTAAAGCAGATCGCATTTCTAATTCAGATTTATATGGACCTGCATATTCATATGTTTCGAGTGTAGAAAGTTTAGGGCAGAACGCAGGCATCCAGTTTTTTGGAAAGTTTAGACAATAATATCCAGCACTATAATAGACTTCGCTTGTTGCTTTTTTGCTGAATAACGGTAATTTATTTCCTTTGATGATTACTTCATTCGGACCATCGAAATCTACAGGATATCCGTTAATAAAATAATCTTTTTGTAAATCGGATTCAGAAGTTGTTTCAATGACATTTTCGAAAACATTTTCCTTGAAGTATTTGTTTACTTCTTTGCGACTTAGGAAGGATTGTTTAGCTCCTTGCGCCATGAGAACATATTGTTCCCGCATTTCAGTCAAGAGCCCGATACGTGTTTCATCGGTATCGCCAAGCACAAGCCAGCTAGTTTCTGTAATAGGTTTTAATCTCACACTCATATTTATTCTTTTTAATCTTTGTATTTAGATTTCAACATTGGCATGAATCCATTTGAATTATCGCCAATTCGTTTCAGATTCCATTTACCACAGAAGCGCATAAATGCAGTTCCAATTTCTACAGCAGGAATATTCTTACGTTCAGTTTCTGATGCAATGATTTCAAGGCATCCAATTTTTACATCATCCGGAATTTGTGCCAGATCGATAAGCTTACGATTGAATTCGTAACGTTCTTTGACAACCATTGTTGCTTGGTTATGGTCAACCCATTTCTGCATCATAAAATTATTCCATGCATATCCCTTGCCGGTATCCAGATAAGCTTCCCGGATTCCGATTTGATTCTTGGTTCCCTTTTCACGAACACCCGGATAAGCACTGAAAATATTATCAGTTTTGTCTCCACGTACACATTTCAGAAACAATGCATAATTAAACCAGTCTGGATCCGCTACAAAATTAGGGTCGGGTTTACCTACTTTGATTTTGGCGTTGGTATCGACAATGAATGCAAGCTTCTTTCCATCGTCATCATAAATGCCATCCTGCTTAATTTGAATATTTTTCACAGGATCATAAAGCATTACGTTAGGATAACGTAACAATTGAAAGAAGTCTGAATCGGAACTAATAAGAATATGCATGTCATCCGGGTGAGCTTCAATAAAGACCGCAATCATGTCATCAGCTTCAGCTCTCGGATTTTGAAGAACAGTGATATTGGTCTTTTCATCAAGGTATTTGACAAAATCATCAAAGGCCTCCACTAATAGTAGATGATCTTCTTGTTCCTTTTCAGTCTGTTGTGCAAATGCGAGTCTTCGGGTAGCTTTATAATCAGGATAGACATCCTTACGCCAGCTACGCCCTTCCAGGTAAAAGATTGTATGGGTTCCGTTCCATTTCGTGTATTCCTTACGCATACTATGAATAAGCATGTGAAAGGCCATACCAATCATGCTATCGATACCCAGCATAGGATTGGTCATGTTAATTTGACGGTGAAAGAGATTGTGCCCGTCAGTATGAATGAAGGTGTGCATATGTTGTGATTGTACAGGATTTCTGACGATTAGTCAAATAAATCCATAAAATGGGATTTATTATCCCTATTATAGATATATTCTTGTGCAACTGCTATTGCGGATTCCAATGAATCACGTTGAATAACATGTATTACACCTTGAAAGGAAATAGACCACGCCCCTTTCATGTGTTGAAAATAATTTCGATTTAGTAAATCTTGAAGCACCATAGAATCAGTATATCCTTTTCTATGTATTTCCATAATTTCAACGCCGTCTGCTGTTACGATTATGGTTTTTATTCTTGCTTCGAAATCATACATTTGAATAATTGTTATCTTATTCATTCTTACATTTTCACTCTGCGTTGGATTTCACTCCACTCCTTTGGATGTGAACGCCAATACATAAGATTTGGATTGCCACGAGTTACCAACCCACAATACTTCTCAAAAAGGATTCCACCTCTGCGGTTACCTACGATGCTCTTGTGCATGTTGCATCCTGGCGTAGGATTCCAATGATGGACAAGTTTATCGCGAGCAGTGAACTTCTCTCCACCTAGTCTACTCTTCATTGCGTAATATGTTCTCCAATGATCCATTATTTGTAACCTTTTCTACCTTTTGGAAAGGATTCCGATTCAGAACTCCAACGTTTCACAGCTTCTAGATTGGCTTCCGAATCAGGAGTAAAATTTCCTGTGCCGTCGAATTCCTCTAACGCTATATTTCGGCAGAGTTCCATAAACCACTGATTTACTATGTTATCTGGAGTGGGTCCCGTATATCCTTCGGCCTTCAGCTTTGTAACAAAATGTTCGTTCCAGTCTAATTCAAAGCTGCCTTCAAGAGATGAGGCTTTGGTAAAATCCATATTAACTACATTGACCCATGGCTCGCCCTTTAGTGTAGCAAGTTGTTTGTTATAATCAAGCTCTCCGATTGTACCTTCTCTATAATCTATTTCTAGGAATGCGAGACTTCGTTGCTTCTCATCTTGTATAAGAGCAGCAAGGTTCTTGTGATAATCTGCTTCATCCAACTTCTTATATTTATATTTAAGTTCAATCATCTGTCTTAAATAATCATGTTCTGGAAGTTCTGATTTCTTTAATTCTAATAGTTTTTCTTCAAGATCAAAACCCGTAAGCTCATACTCGGCCTTTGCTATTTCTTTCGTTTTACCTGCCAGTCCCCATGAACCTGGCATCCATTCAAATGGAATCTTAGGCATAATCATCTCCGTATTTTAATTTAAAAGCTAGGCAATCCTCCGTGGATTCAAAAACCACTACGATGATCGGATCGAGATTTTCATACACGACATCTATCTCGGCTACCTGCCACAACTTCCTAATCTCATCTAGTTTTCTGAAACCACTAATTGCGCCGCTTAATCTGGTCTTGGCAACTCGGCCAACTAATTCATCTGGAATTATCATTTTAATCTTTTAAGAATTTATTTAGGCCTGGAAAATCATACACAGCAAACCATTTGAAATTCCAATTTCTTTTTTCTGGACTATGAGCGTCATTGTATTTCCAAGACCATTTCCAATCATTATCAAGCTGTAAATGATAAGCACCAAATCTAATATTAATCCACAGATTACTCATTTATCCTCTCCCCATTTAAGTTTGAACATAAGGGCAGTTTCTGGATTATCAAAACACCAATAAAAATCTAATCCAAGAAAATGTTTCTCATAAGATTTAGGAATAGATTTCAAATCGTAGCCTCCAAAAAATATCCCTTGTGTCTCTAGCCACTTCTTTTTGCTTTCGTGTACCTGTCTATTTGGACTATAAGATATTATCTTATATTTGTAATCCTTCTTCATGCCAATGATGCGTATAAGTGTACCTGTAAGTTTAATCTAAACCCATGTGACATACAATATTTAGCCGCATATTCATGGTTGGTTTGATTGGCTCGCATATTCAATAAACCTGGTTCCCAGAAACTAATAACTTCATCTACTGTAGAGCGTTCGAACATGGTAATTTCACCTTGTTTTTCTGCTCTAAGAATCTTAGCCCTATATGGATAATCATTATACATATTCATTGGACTAATATAAACTTCTCCACTTGTTCTATGTTTCCAATCATGAACCCAATCCGGTACTTCACTATATGGACTATCCTTTTCTGCGCTCATTACAAATTTCAAGCAATCTGCACGTTGAAGTATTTGTTTAGTTGGTGCTAGATATTTGGTAGGTTTACCATCCTTTTCTGCACACTTAGGACTACAAACAAGTAAGACACCTTTTGGAATTTCTAAATTGACTGTTCCATTACTTTCAATTTGAACTGCTTTGTAATCACCTACCTGTCTTCTTAAGAATTCTGTTAAATTCTTTTGTAAAGTAGGTTCACCACCTGTAATAACTAACGCAACACCTGGATGTAAAGGTCCACCTCTATTAGATATTGCCCAATCAGGTGGGTCTCCATTAAAATAATTTCTGATTGTTTCTTTTGCTTTTTCTTCAATCTGTTCAAATGACATCCAATCACCAGCGTCAAAGAACGTATCACAAAATGAACATGCAAGATTACATTTGGTTAGACGAATGAATAATGCTACTAATCCACCTAATGGACCCTCACCTTGTAATGTAAGAAACATGCTTGTAACAAACAAGCTATCCTTTGGTGCATCTTTAAAAAACTTCTGACCTACGATTTCATTTGATCCAAACATATTATTCCCTTGTATCTAATATATTATGCAAATACCAAAGAATTGTTTCTATTGGCATATTCTTTTCATAATTTAAAACACCGAGTTGATAATTTGTAGTATGTGTAGGCTCGATTGTAATCTTTGGAAAGAATTTTAAATTAATATAACATTCTTTTTCTTTACTATAAAGCAAAAAATCCCAATGATCGGGATTTTCTGGATCAGGTTTAATGTCAAATGAATCTAACCAAACTTGTGTTACCTTCTTTTCAACTAAACCAAACTCTTTGATAATTGCCTTCTTTATTTCTAATTGCTCTTCTAGGGTGTATTTAGTCTTCTTTTTGCTCATTATTTTCCTTAATTCTCTTTATTTCTCGATTAAGTATTTTTAGTGCTTGTTTTCTGCGTTCCTGTGCGAAATGCAATGTTGGACCCCAAGAGAAATTCTCTACATCGGGACCACATTCTTCTAATGATTCTCTTATCTGTTTCAATTCTTCAAGTGTCATTGCTGCCCTTTAGCTTTTCAACTATTTTAGACGCCTCTAATAGAAAAGTCAAATCCTCCGCTGTTAAACTTCCTTTTTCTTTGGCAATAGCAATAAGATCATTAAATACGCTATCTCGCATATTTAGTTTAACTTTCTTGGTAATACCTGCAGATAGTTCTGCACCCATAGATAATGTTCTACTGAATGCTTCTGCTGCTTCATCTATATTAATTTCTTTATTCCACTCAACTGAACCATCATTATTCAATCTAACAATTTCTTTTCCATTATTACTTAATTGAATTACATATGGCGGCTGATAATTTATATTACCAATACTAAATGTAGACGGATTAATATTGATTGTACCAGTAAAATTAGGATTAGCTGTTGTCATTGCTGTTGCTGCTACCGAGGTAACATTATATGGATATGATACAGCAGTAGACGCACCTACAAATGTATCTGTTAACATACTTTGATAAATGGGATCTGAAAGGATTCCCTGAAAGCTATCTGTAGAAGGAACAGGTGAAGTTTTAGTATTCATTTTAGATTTCTTCTTGAATTTTTCCAACCATTTGCTCATTATATTTTTTCTCCCAATTCCAGGCGTGTTGAATAATAGACTTAATGTCATATTTTGGTTCCCAATCTAAAATAACCTTTGCTCTTGAAATATTAGCTACCAGTCTGGCAGAATCACCAAGTCGACGTATCTTATATTCAATAACAGGATCTTTCTTAACAATTGTTGCTGCATGATATACTAACTCTTTAACACTAATACCTTCACTGCCGCCACCAAGATTTAATGTTTGATTTGCTATTTGACCATCAAACAATTCTAAAGCCTTGGTATGAGCTCTTGCCAAATCTGCTACATGAACATAATCGCGAACACATGTTCCATCTAATGTAGGATAATTACTTCCAAATATTGGAAACATTTCTCCATTTAGGATTTTATTACATAGGACAGGAATAACATGAGTAGCAGGTCGTTGGACATAACCAAATCGACATTTTGGGTCGGCGCCAGAAGCATTAAAATATCTAAAGATTACATAATTTAATCCATATGCTCTAGAATAATCTTTAACCATAAGTTCACCGGTTACCTTAGAAGCCGCATATGGATTTTCAGGATCATAATAAATATTTTCTGAGAGAGAACTTTTGCTACCTTGTCTGCCATATACATTTCCGCTTGAACTAAAAACAATATTTTTTATTCTGCGTTCACGCATAACTTCAAGCAATGCCTTTGTTTTTATCACGTTATTTGTATAATATTTCTCCGGATCAGACACGCTATACTCAATGAGGTGCTCCGCCGCAAGGTGTATGATTGTATCGAATGTTTGATCGGTAGATCGAATGAAATCTAAAAAGTCAGCAATTCGATATACACCCGGAAAATTATGAATAGGAGGATTTCTATCAACAATTGTAACATCATGGCCGGCTTCTGCCAATTCCCAGGATACCTGGGTTCCAATAAACCCACCACCTCCTGTGATTAATACTTTATGTGGTTTTATCATTTCCTAATGCTAGCCTTTCAATTATTTTGTAATTTTGGTATGCTTCAGCAAGTGCAGGATATTTAGCAAGCATATCAACAGGTGGAGCAACAAGTAATAATTGTTCCTCAACTCTCCTTAATCTTTGATCTATATCCATAACAGGATATTTATTGTTCACCCCATGATAATGACCGGCCCAATCTTCTGTTTCTTTGCGAAAAACCCATCTATCACCTGTTGTATTATTTGTGCTCATTTTGAATATTTTATTTTAAAGACTAACGCATCATCACTATTTTCAAAACCGTAATAGAGAACAAGAGTTCCATAACCATCGGATATTGATTTTACATCAACTGAACCCTTACTATTCTGATCAATCCATTCCATCATTGACACATATTCTATACCCTTGTGGACATCAACTTTGACAATAGTTTTATATCTTTTATGAAACTTTGGTGGGGGTATAATAGGACAGGATAGCACCGTTTTCTCCATCTTCGCTGACTTCGACAGAAACTTTGCGCTTAGGATATTTTTTAGATATGTAATCAATTAATTCCTCTGCAAGCATTTCACAGCTTTTGTAATCCACCTCTAATGTTTGTGCAGAATAAAGTGACTCAAGTTCTCGTTTGAAAAGGATAAACTCAATATCACGATCATTATGGAAAACATCAACCTTAACTTTAAAATGGAAAATGTGACGGTGTGGATGACGTAAAAATTCTACCCCTGCTGGTGCATCTGGATAACGATGAATACCTTCTTTTTGAAAAGTTACAAATATTTGTCTTGATTCAATCATTTCTTTTTCTTAAGTGTAAGAGTTTCTTTACCTAACGGATCTGTTTTTGCACCTTCAGCATAGGCTTCAGCCGCATCAAGTGCTGTAATATTTAATTTTTCCATTATCCTTTCTGGCTCACCTTTTAGCATAGATTTCGAATCTGGATCTAATCCAAGATTTTCATCATTCTTAACAGGAGATACCTTTTTCTTTAATTCTTCAATTAATTCTTTGGAACGACTCGATGGTGTTGTAACAATCATATCGGCAGGAGTTATTGGCTCCTCCTTAACTATTTCGGTATCAATTACATAGTCATTACCATATTCGATCCAATCAGTGAAACGATTGCTATCTGTCACTTCATGAAAGTGCATACACCATACACCTGGATTAGTTGCTTTAAAATCAATGTCATCCATCTTAACAGTTAAGTTAACGCTCGAATTTTGAATATTTGGAATACGAACACTTAACAATGGAACAAACATTCTTGATTGCCAAGTATGTGGTCCTAACATCTTAAGAACTGATTTATGCTGATGTGCTTCATAATCTAAAGTTACCCAAAATCCACGATCCAATAATGCTTGAATAGTTAGATCCCAATAGTGGGTATTATCGGCCGGATCAAAATCAAATGAATGATTCGCACCCATAAAAACATGTGGAACTTTATGTTCTCTTGCTAATTCTACAATTTTATTTAAATCTTGCTTACCAACAACAAACAAAGTCTTCTTAGAATACGCAGGAGTATGTTCTACTTCTGGTCCTATAAAGAATATTGCTTTTTCGTGTCCATCTCTTTTCATAATTTTCCCTTAATTAATTAATTTTTCTACTAATGACGTAGCTGTAAAATACTCTTGTAATAAATGATTTGATAATTTCTCTATGTCATCTAACATTGACGAATGGGATTTCATGGCCCTGTCTATTATTGCAATTACATCGGCCTTATGCTTTGTATATGCTTCGAATGATACTGTCCATTCAGACGGATATAAAAACTGATCTGGATACATTTCTGTATAACTCAACCTATTAGGTAATAATGGATAAACACCATGCAATGCACCTTCAAATGGACTAATTCCCAATGTTTCTTGAAGATTTGCAGACCACATAACTTTTGACCTACTGTATAATTTATGATATTCTAACTTAGTTAGCTTATTATCTTGACACACAATAAATTGATATTGAGGCATTTCTTTTGCTAAATCACGGAATATATCAACTTGCTTTTCTGGAGCTATACGGTGTGGGAAAACAATAATATCTTCTTTAGAACTTTTTATATCCTTTGTGATAGAAGGCATATAATCCATTGGCCATCCAGATCGAATAATCTTCTCAGTCAATATATCCATCATAATATACGATTGATTTCCAATAATTGTTTTTACAAACAAATCAATATGAAAGTCTGTTGCAAAATAATTATGATCAATGGCGTGATATAATGCTCGTTCTGTATTATACGTCCATGCCTTATTCTTAATTAAGCGTCCAAGAAAGTCATGTGGATCATAACTACCGGCATGCCATAATGCATGTATTTCTACAGGAATATTTAATAACTCACTCATGTATTTCAATTGCAAAATACCAGTATGCCACGCATCTGCAAATACAAATTTATCACCGGGTTTTATTTCTGTAGAAAATCTCTGTGCTATGTCATTCAATTGATTGTTTTTGTATATGTTAGTTTGTTGAAAATTTAAGAATGCTCCTGGAGTGGCTTCAATAGATTGTTCTCCTCCAGAAATGTTAATAACTTCAATATCTTTACCAGATTTTTTAACTTCGGCTCTTAACATTTCTGGAAGATATGTTTTCCATTCACATGTATATCTTGAAGGGACAGATTCTAAGTCAACTATGTAAATCTTCATCTTTATCCTTTTCTTGCCACATTGGTTGGACACTTAAAATGTCGGCAGCTATTGTTTTCGGTTCTACGCTTCTAATTAATGGAAGAATTACCGTGCGAAAATACCGGTTACTAAAAGATTCTGGTGGTGCTGGATGAGTTGCAAGTCTTTTTACAATCTCATCTGCTTCTTCCTCTTCGGTTAATATTTTCTTTTCCATTATACACCTGCGTAGGTTAATATATATGCCAAAGCATCTTGACCAGATAATAATACTGCTTGATTTGAATAAATTAAAAATCCATCATGCCTGTAATGATTCCTGACAGGCATGACTCGCATCATTTTTGGATTTAATTTTTTGATTTGACACACTTGTAGCATATTATGATGCGATACCGCAACATAATTACCTTCTGCTAAAGGTTGTCCTAATAGGTCGAGATGATCAGATATTACCTTTCCCATATCATTTACTAATTCCTGCTAATTTATTTTTTGTTAGTTCTTCTTGGGCCCATTGATATTCTTGTTCTGTGCGAGCTTTTAAATAATTTCGAATAGTATCTCTTTCTGCCCAAATAAACTTTTCATATCTGATCAATCCGTTACAAGGACAATCAATGACAAATAAAATTCCATTTATTTCTTGTCCAGACACCGAATCATAGTTCCAATGAAGTATTACACCTTCAGGATTATTTTTATATTCTTCTTCACAATATTCTTTCCATCCTTTTCCATGATCTTCATCTAATTTGTATGAGTCTGAAGTTGGACATAAGTGTATTCTATTACACCAACCACAAGTTAAATCTGGAGAACCGACACCATAACCAGATAATGCATTTATAAACATATCGGAAGGTGCTTCATCATCTTTCCGGTATTCTTTTTTGCTCATCTTTATATTCCCTATATGCGGCCATTAATTCTTTTCTGAAGGAAAACGCAACTATTGGTGTCAGTATCACACATAATGCTATAAAAGAAATTCCGATTATTATTAAAAATTCAGTCATTTCTATCCTTAATCACGTCAAGTATGGATTCTTTATAATTGTAGCTAGGCATAAAGAAAATCTTATCAATAAGCCTATAATAATAAGGTCTTTGCATCTGCCTGACAACCATTTCTAACCAAATCCATGATGAACCTATTTTCACTGGATACCAAGCAAACCATTCACTCCAGGAATCTAAATTAGCTTCCGTATCTTTAGCTGCCCATTTCATCTTATCTATGCCTCTTCGATTTTGCTGATTTATGCCTAATGTTTCTTCCATAAGGTTTGCGTACACGTTTAATAAATGCAGGTTTTTGGTTTGCAAACATGCAATGAGCAAGGATCATTCCATTGGCCATTCCATGCATATATTGAATTGCATCTCCGCTACCACCTATACAATCTACCTGAGTTGCAATCAGTGATTCTAATCTAGAAAGTTCTTTTTGAAGATATTCATTCATCTTCGGGTGGATTCTCCATATCATATTCTCCTGCAAGATCCTCTCCATGAATTTCATGAACTTCATCTTCTTCAATGTCATCACCAAAGAAAGTATTGAATTCAGACGCTTTCTTCTTTTCACCAAAGCTAAAACATTCAAGGAATGCATTATACTCTTTAAGCATATTATACGGATTTTTATTAGAAGGATCAAACAATTCTTCGACAAACTGGTTAAAGTAGATTATGGTATTAGGTATAAATCTACTTTTATCATTTTGTTTTGTTTTCTTATTTTGGCTCTGATACCAATCTCTAAAATTTACATTTTTCTGAGTAGCATATTCAATATCAGCAAGTCTATTAATTTCTTGAATTGCCTGAATATGGTTGTACACATTATGAGCCATAACTAATGCATAGGTAGTGGTATCCCAGCTTGTCTTACCTTCTTTTCCATGCTTGTTTTTATCATTAGGACCCATAACACACATATCAGCAGTGGTTAATCTCTCCATTATTGGACCTTGAAATGGCATTGCAAGTTTATTACCTTTTAAAGATTTATCATCAACACCTTTACTCATTGAGTATGTAAGTTGATCTGGTGCAAATTTATTATAAGTGTAAGATAATGCATATCCACCAGCCGCTACGAATGGACTTGCGGCATCAAAACTAAGATTGATATTAGGATTATCATATTTCTTTAATTGGCGTTCGATTGATGTCAGAAAACATGCCCAGTCGAGTCTGCCTACACCAAGAAAGTGGATCCAATCCTTTCCTTCTAGTAGTCCATCATTACGCAAATCAAGCATACGAGAAAGCAAGGTAGGCATATTTCTCATATTAACACCTGCAAATGCCCAACCTTCAAAAGTACGATCTTTTGAATATCCCATATCTGCTACTTCGCTAGGCATGCTATATTTCTTAACACGATCATACCAAACTTTAGAATTTGCATTATCGCTACCAGACATAACATTCAAAAACTTAGTCTTACCTGGAATTCGATGTTTCATAAAATAATTTAAATTGTATTCTGTAACATCAATACAATCTTCAAACTTGGTAAGTCCAGTCCGTTCGCTAAAACCGGGTGATGCTGCAAATGCTGGAACATCTAACGTCATAGACCAGTCCGCTGTATGTTCGAGATAACGTAAAATTTCTTCACGCAATTTATCACCGGCTGGAGTCATAACCGTAGACCAATCTAGTTTAATAACTCCCTTTGCAATCTGAAATCCACCCGAATCACCAATAATAACAGTATTCTTACGATCACGCTTGTGAATCATAGGTTCCCTATCATTGCATTTAGCTAAATTTCTTTCTGCGTGACCTGCAGAAAATAGAGCATATTTATAATTGAAATAACTATATTCTGGATCTAAGAAATTTAATCCTTGTAGGCCAAATTCAAATTTTTCAGGTAAACGACTTACAGGAACAAAAGTTTCATCTGCAAGATCCTTTCCTAGGTGCGTCGTGTAAAAACCACTAATGGCTGGCAAATATTTTGCCCAGCCACCAGTATCATTTCTTTCTGTAAAATTTACTCTATTGTTTGTCATTATCTGGATCTTGTTTTTTGTTTTCTTCCGCAACAATATATTTCATATGTCTGCGAATAAATTCGAGATATTCATAGTCAGTCGGATCCATACTTAGCTTTTCAGCTAATTTCTGTTCAGAATCTGGATCTATACTTTCCGGAAATTCCATTAGGCCTTTGTTGCTGGGAGAATGTAACTATACTTTCCAACGCCACTATCAACGTCAATCTTCAATGCACCCATATCCGAGAAATGCATTGTGACATCACCTCCATCATTTAATTTAAGAATACTCAAGACTTGAGCCAATGGCCATGACCATTGATGTTTCAAAGAACCTGTAATACCTAATGCAAACGGAAGATTACTTCTATCTGTAGGACCATTTCCTATTGAAAAATTCAACACATCATTCTTTGTTGAAACAATAAAACGCTTTTCGTTATTTCCAAGAACACCTTGATATTTGCTAAGTCTATCAATTTTTGCCTTTTCTGGCTTAACTGTCACATTCCATACTGCACCTTTAAATGGTGGAACTTTAATTTGATCATTTGCAACTGTTTCACTCATAAAACGATAAGATGCAACGTCACCCTCGCCATCATCAAATTTTAATTCTGTTGGTACAGATGCAGTACCACGAGTTTCAACTTCAACTGAAATCTTAGAATCACCATGCAATTCTATAAATCCCTTTAAGAGTCCCATACGTGATAATCCTATCGTGGCTTCTATTTCTTTAAGAGGTTGATATAAATCCCCATATAATACAACTGACTTATCAGCGTCAATTGCTTCAATCTTAGCATCCTTTGCTGTTCCTACTAATTTAACCATTTCAATAAAGCCCAACGAATGAGTGTGCTTTACAATATCCTTCAATGAATCTAATAGCATAATAAATTCCTCCATTATCACATTATATAACATTTCATAAAGAATGTCAAACGTTTCACATAGAGCTGAAGTCAAATAAGGTTTCCAAATGTGCTTGTTCTTTATTTGACCTGCTAAGATCCCAATTTAGAACACCTAGTAAGTTTTCAACTTTCTTATCAACAATACCTGCTTGCATACCATCTGTGTCAAATGGAAGATTTAAGAACCATTCAGGTAAATGAACTTCATCGACAGGATATGCAATACTACTCAATCTATTTTCAGAAGTTTCCCTTAACTTACATACAATGATTTTCTGTCCATCAATAATTTTCATTGCATGTTGATCCATGTTTGCTTCTTTAAGTCTATTCCATGCCAGACTTGCGGAAACGTGTCCAGGTACATGCAAATTACCAGGATCAATACCTTTTAATTTTTGAAACCCTGCTGCCTCAATTTTATCTCTGTAATGTGACAATTTGTTAACAGCACGTGGTGTTCCTTGCTGCCATGGTTTCATACCTTCAAATTGTTCCTTGAATGTACGAATCTTTTCAATAACAGCATTTTCACCCTTATCACACAATGCATCAGTTAAAATATCTGATAGGAAAGTTTGAACAAACTTAGGAGTATCAGCACGCTTCAAATCCAATCCCATGGCTTTAACTTTACCCGGCTTTCCACCGACGTCAAGCCTAATACCGTCCTTGTCATACATTAAACAAGCATAACGCTTCTTAACCATCCAAATACCAGTCTCAGAAACAGTTTCACGCGAACTTGCAATAACACCAGTTGAACGCTTAATAGGCACATTCAATTTTTCAAGCAAGAATTCAGGAAAGGTAGCAGAAACTGCTTTCGCTAAATCATTATACAAATCTATGATACTCTCTTTTGTCCAGAGAATCTCTCCTCTTTCAATTTCTTCTCTAAGAATAGAGTATGCAGAAAAATAACATGAATCAGTATCACCATAAACAATGGCTTTTCCATAATGATCATAACTACCAGTCATCATTTCATTAGTTTTAGCCGCCATGTGTTTGGTAATGGTTCTACCTGTTAAAGTAGTGGATTGTCCAAGGCGCTGATCAAAGAATCGACTTCCAGCATTTAACAAAGCTCCATAGGCAGAGTTCAAGTTAATCTTCTTAACCAATTGGCGTTTATCCCAATATCCAATGATACGCTTTAAATCTTTCTGATTCCTGTGAATTGCCTTACCGTCCTTAACCATCAAATTATGGTGATTCATATATTGAACAACACGCAATTTATGGCCTTCGACAATAAGTTCCTTTAATTTAGCAGGTTTATAAGATTCTGAATCAGCATAAGGATTAGCCTTATAGTCTGTATCGCTAATATCACTGTTTATAAACAAATCTTCGGGTACTTTTACACCTTCTATCTTAGCGTTGTCCTCTATGTCTTGATAGTTGGTCATAATTTTCTGTAATACCTTACGTTCATTATACCAACGTGCTAATAGACTCGGAATTACACCCTCAATATCAGTTCTAAAAATTGTACCATTGGCACTAATGCACCATGGTTGTCCACCCTTAAAGATTAAGTCATAAAGTTCTTTACCAGTGACTTCAAATTCTGAACCATCTTCCATATCAAGTATAATCTTTGTAGCAATATCTTGATTATAGAATTCTTCCATTTCTAAAACATTAAATCTATCGTTCCACCACCCTGCAAATGTATATTTGCTACCTTTAGCAATGAAATCCTTAATAGCCTGGTCGGTGCGGTCAAGCCTGATTTGCCCAACAATGGTTTCTGGACTCATATTCAAGGCACGAATAACAGATGGATATAGCGACTTCATATCCGTAGATGCAATCCATCTATGGAATCCTTTTCTAGGAGTTGCAACCCAGCCTCCCGCAGCCCGTGTTGAATCTTCATCTTTATCATGCTTTTTATTTGGACAGACTTCATTCTTACTATGGGCTTCTAATAGAACTGCTTGATCAGTAACTGCAACTGCACCCATTGTGGTTTGAATAAGCACACAATTACTATGTGCAATGGAATTTGCTAAATCAATGAATTGAAGTTTCTTATCAAGCCTGTCAAGTAATCGTGTGTCTTGAATGTTATATTCTAAGAATTTTTTAAAGTCGTCATTATATAATTCATCCAACGTACCTTCATATGCAATTTTTGTTTCACCGAGTTCTTGTTCAGCAATAGCATTCAATGCATAACTATGGCGTTCTTCATAATTATATTTTTTATAGACTTGCATATAATCCACATGAACACGACCAAGAAGATCATATGTCGATGCGATTTTACCACCACGTTCGAATTCTCGAACCTTAGGTTCCTGTTCCCACAGACATAGTTTACGGGCTTCGTGTTTGCCAAGGACTTTCTTGATACGATTCACAACATATGGAATATCATATGCTTCACTATTCCAACCACTTAAAATATCAGCATCTTCAATAACATCCATGAATGCACTTAGCATTTCACCTTCAGTTTTAAATAATACTACACTACCAACTTCATCCGCAATAACAGATGCTTCTTCCCAAGTAAGTGTTTCGGGAGGAACCGCTAAACAAATAATTTCATCAATCCATTGTAAATGTACAGAGATTGAAGTGATATAATTATCTGCATCAGA